TCCTCATAGGACATCTGGAGCAACTTCTTATTCTTGAGTTCGAACCAGACGTCTCCCGATTCATCATCAACAAATCTGCTGTTACGCACACTGTCGCTGATATCATCGAAGTTGTCACGGATCATCATCGCAAAGAAGTCCTGCGACTCCTGCATCTTCTTCTCCATTCGGGGACGAAGGACGAACTTGAGCCATTGCTCAACATACGTCAACAGGAAGGCACGATTCACCGTCTTATCATTTCCAGATCCGAGGTGGACGGCCAACACCTTGGGCTTATCCACAAGGTGGTCGGACTGTACCAGAGGGCCTCCCGAAAAACCGTAAGTAGTCGAGGCACCATGATACAAGATTCCGGCCTCAGTACGCGGCTTCGTCACTCCCGTGGCGATCCACAACTTTGTCTCGGAATCAGCGGCCGTAGTACCGATAGTTGTCACTTGCGTGTACTGACCATCAATAAAACGAGCCACCGCGACTGGCGAGACATCCAATCTCGACCAGGTGCTTGCTTGAATCGGAATCACGCAGACATCAGGAAAAGGAGTTCGACAAATCGCTCCAAACTTCTTGAGGTCACGCTTACCGTCATTCGGCACAAACGCGTACGACCACACATCCTTTCGTGACTTGATCGTGATCTTGGATTCAGATCCAGCGGTCTCAAAGATGTGCGTCGCGGTGACAAGGCAGTCCATGATTCGGAATGCCATGCCGGCAAAGAGTCCATCAACATACACTTTCACAAGGTAGCGTGGAAACTCTTTGAGTGGATACTTCTCAGAACCCACAATGGCTTGTTCAGCCCGTGGTGGCATGACCTCTTGTATTGGATTGGCCATCAAGTACATGCTACCTTCCGTCGTGATAGTCACAATCTCACCAGTCTCCAGTTTTCGGAGATAGTGGACGGATTTCTCAAGCGACAGACCTCGCATGTCCGGGACAACGTCAACAGACATGTCCACCACCGTTGGTCTAAAACCAACAAGGTTGTCCTTCCAAAGGACCAGCAGACGCATAAGCGCCTTCAGGCCCTTTCCCGCTGAAGAGATCGCTTGTAGTAGCAACCCCAACAGAAGAAGAAAGACTCCCACCCCCAGACAACACGGGATCACCGTGAAGAAGAAGAAGCTGAGCCATGCAGGCACAGTCAACTCTCCAGCCTCAAGCAACACCGTTCGCGTCGTCTGGTTGATCCACGGAGAGACAGACCACCACGGAACCAGATTCGGCCCCGTCGGAAGGTCAAAACAATCCGAGGAGGTGTGGGAAGCCCCACCACCGACAGCACCCAACAGGATGCTGAACATGGCCAGCAAGACTTCGACACGAACCACGTGGATCATGTCAACCCCATTCTTCTTCAACACTCCTTTCGAAGTGCGAGGAAGCGGGATTCCCACTCGGCGCATAACGCCGACAGCGTCACTAATTGAGTGACGCTCAACCATTGTCTTCCACAGGGCACAGCATCTCTGCTGCACAACTCTGTTGGCCGCCTCGAAGGTCATCTCGAGGACGCGTGAGCAGCTTTCGCCGTTCACGAGACAGCCTGGGTGACCACATTCACTGTGCTCACCAAGTGAACCAACCGATCTCTCTTCGAGCAGGTGGTCCACACGTTCCGCGAACTCACGCTCCTCAAAGAGAAGCATGGGATCTTGGAACTGGGAAGACTCAGGACGTTCGGCCGAAACCTCATCGCCCAAGTGAGCTCCCCACTCCAGTTCCGGAGGCACCATATCGGCTACCTCTTGGTCGTGGAAGACCGACGAATAAGGCATATCGTCGGCCGGTGCCGCTACCGCGGCTTGCAAGGCGGAGGATGGCTTAAGGCCCAAGGGGCCGGAAGACTTC